CCTGCGACCTCCGGTCGCTACGTACGTATCTGGACATGTTCCTACGTATCCTTATCATCGTCATCATCATCATCATCATCGTCATCATCGTCATCATCGTCATCATCGTCGGTGTCTTCAAAGTCTTCGTCTTCGTCCTCGTCCTCGTCCTCGTCCTCGTCAATGTCATCGTCAGTCTCATCGTCAGTGTCGTCAGTCGTCGGCACCTGGCCATCGTTGGTTGTGTCTTTGATCATGTAGATCTTGTACGCGACATCCTTGATCATCTGCTTTGATAGGTCGTTCATCCTGATATCTGCATCGGTGAACCCGGCCAAGATCTCCTTTGCGTTCCCCTCTATGTACTCATCAATCAGTTTCTTGAAGTCGTCCATCAATGGGTCCATCTCCTTTTCCATGGCCACTTTGTTGATGTTCTGCGTCAGATGGGCCTTCAGTTCGTCTATCAACGACATTTTTATCTTGAGGGACGGGTTCTTCGTCTCGTCAAAGTAACCCTGGATCACGGAGACGAGGTGCGCGCACACGCCTGACGTGCAGACGCTCATGGCCTCTTCGATCTCCTCCTTCAGTCTCTTCTTCATCTCGATGAATGTCTCGCCCTTCTTTGTGTAGATGAACTTCCATACCGCGTTGAGTAAATCCAGGAGCTTCACGTCCCTCACGGAATCCGTTCTGATACGCCTGATGAACGCGGCCATCTCAATCCTGTCGCTGAGAGGTGTGTACTGCCCCAACTCATATAGGGCTCGATGGATTGTATTACGCATGCTGTCTGGGAAGATGTCATCGAAGACCTCCTCTAGGAAGTCGTTGATATCGTCGCGCTGGCGCTCGTTGCCGATCACCGCGTACATGTCCTTCAGGATTTCCTCCCTCTCAAACCAGATAATCTCAGCGCCAGGGATGCCGGTCAAATCAAGGTAGAAAAGTAGTTCCTCATCATTAAACACGTTCGTAAGATATTGGTTTGTGACGATGAAGAGCTCCTCGAGACGTCTGCCTAGTTCACCCTCCCTGACCACGTTCTTTGGGAAGATGTAGTCCTCCAGGCCGATCACCTCCATGTACAGGTCCACCTCTTCTGGTTTGAAGCGCGACACGTACTCTTTGCTCTTTGCATCCTCTGCGATCTTGTACGTCATTCTGGGCTGAAGTTCCTGCTTATCTGCGTCTCCCAGGATGGTGATGTCTTCGGGGAACCTTTTGAGTACGTCAGCCAGTTGGTGCGTGATGGACTTGACCGTGTCATCCCTGAATACATTGAACTTGTAGCGACCGTCAAATGTGACGGTAGCCACCATCTCCTCTATCAGTGCTCTGGCTGATGAGATGACGCTCTCGTTGATGGTTGTGTTGTGGACGTTTTGCGAGTCGTCGTATATCACCTTCTTGTTGTGTAGCCATAGCCTATCGGCGAGTATTACACGTAGATTCCGCCTCTGATTGTTCTGCCCGTGATTGTTCTGAAACTGTTGTTGTTCTGGTATAACTGCTGGTTGTTGCCGTCTATTCATTGTTATTACTTCTTCATTATCTTGGGGTATTCTTTGATGTCCGATATTCAAAGCGCGCAGTTCATCTAGCATCCTCTCGCCACGGGCGGGGTAGAACCGATGCATGATGTCGGCTGCTTCGGCTCTGATGCGCTCTTCCTCCTCCGCATTGAATACGCGCTCTACCTCATCAAACATCTTCATCATCTCTGGGTGAGAGATACCCGGAACTGAGAGGAGGAATGAGATGGTTGTGAGGTATGTGCGGTTAGTGAGCGCGTTGTCTGCGACGCCCCGCACGCCGGGGTGATCGGCCCCAATGTCATTGGTCGCCCAGAAGATCTTGAGAAGCGCCGCTCTCATATCCTGTTGACGTATCGAGTTGACAAACTGGACCACGCGCTCGTCCACAATTACTGGTCTCAATATAGTCATAGCGCGCGAGATGGCGGCGTCCGATGAGCTCATGAGGGCCGGATTAGGTAGTAGTAAGCCTACCTGGTTGATTCGTGCAGTCACGTTATCCATTTTATATACGGTTTTTCTCTCTTAGACATGTATGTTCGAGGTGTGTTTTCATATCCATGTAGTCATCGCTCATTCATCATCGCTCACTAGGTCTTGAGGTCGTATGCGCTCCCACCGTTCATAGTGATAGTCCCCCCAGTTCATGTTGATCTTCCTGAAGAACTGGCGCACGTATGGTAGATCGTGTTGATGGAGGATAACGAAGTGAACATCCTTGATTGTGACGTGATGGTTGTATTGCTTGAAGTAACGGTCCATGTCATCTGATGCCTCTTTTTTGGTCCCTGTATACTTGGCTATTTGAGGTATCAGTCTAGTGGAGGGAGGCACTTGCAGGAGTTGTTGTAAAGCGACGATCAGTTCGATGTTCTTAGCCTCAAACGCAAAATTGAGAGAGTAGAAGCAGAGGTAGCCGCTACGCCAGGGCTTCAGTTCGGGGTGCCTGTCCCTGTAGTTCTTAACCTTTCCTATAATGATGAACTGCCATTTGGTACTGAAGACCTCCACATGATGGAGGTACGACAGAAAGGACCGCGCACGAGGACGACCCCGAGAGTCGTATATGGGCTCTGCGCGCAAACCCTCAGTCTCGGTGATCTGAGGGGGCGTGTCGATAGCACTTTGGGTGGCCAAATATGACCAGATTTCACTCATTTGACTGTGTTTATTTAAGTCATTTCGTTTTGACTTCATTTTTTCAACTTATCTCTATGTATCCCCACGGGGATACATAATTTAGGATGGTAGAGAGCGACGCGCGCCCATATGGCCAATAAAGAAATTGTAACGACCGAGCAGCGGAAGGCGGCCCGCAAGCTCGGTAAGGTCGCTATTGGGGAAAACCTAGGATGTTGGCTCTAACCCAAGTGACCGATATGAGGATCTTGGCCTTGCGCTCTTTAACGTCCACGCATGGCACCCACTGCTTCTTGTGTCTGGAGACGATACAGTGAGGGATGTTCTTCTTCACTACAGCCTTCTTAGGATCGAGGCAACCCTTGAACTGATCCTTGTAGAGATTGATCACATCTTTGAGTAGACATACCTCTTCATCATTGTAATGGTAGATGTCGACCTCTGTATTGGAGGTATTTGTGATTGGATCATCAGACCCCTCGTCAGAGCTTGTATAATCGTATTGCTTGCCGTCTTGATCAATAATGCCCAGACCCCAGGCCATCAGACGCCCATTGCGGGGACATGCACCACAAGCCTGAGAGCATGGGTTGCAGGGACCGCCACAGCAGCAACACGTGCCGACTTCTAGTTCTTCTAGGATGAGGTCGTCGTGATCAAGTTGATCTTGATACTTGCTAATGAGGTCCCATTTTTGGTCTGAATTGATGATCTCATATTCATCGAGTTTGTCGAGCCTCTTGTAGACGTCCTCAGTGATCTCGCTGACCAAATGAGGCGAGTAAATGCCGTTGTTGTTTTCAAGGATGTTGCGCTGATCTTGAGGGGTCATGTCGATGGGAATAAGTCTGTTATACTTGTCCCTGACGCAGTCTCTGCCGATGCCGAACAGGAAAGCGAAGCTGCGGATCTTCATGTACTGGGTCTTGATGTCCTTCTTGGTTGAGTCGCTGATGGCCTCCTCGGAGTCGAGGGCCATCAGGCTTTCCTCGTTGAAGGGGGTCCTGGTGTGCGTAACACAGTAGTAGTCACGTCCTTTCAATGTCACCCTGTCCTCGTCGGGGGTGACGATGCCAAATATCCTCATCTTGTAGAGGATGGAAGCATCGTGGTCCTCGTTGTAGACTGGAGTGAGCGTACAGTTGATAGCATTCATATTCATGATTGAATTGGTAGTTACTTTCTTTCCATCATTTTGACAACTAGATTTCAATTTTTTTGGAGGTTCCGTGATTTAGGGAAAACGTACGGTGCCTCCATTCAGAATGAAGATGATGGGAGACGTTGTGTTGATGTTGATGACTCTATTATGTTTGAGATGGTACTTGCGATATGGCCTTTTTGACCTCACTCGTTTACGGCGTCGCCTTTTTGGGCTGGTCGACTTAGGGGTACTTGTTGGCGTGCGTGGTTGTATACGAGGTTGTGCCTTGGGAAGATATTTGAAGATAGGCTTCTTGGTGGTCGCTATGGTAGTAGTTGTTGTAGTTGTAGTTGTTGTTGTTGTTGTAGTTGTTGTTGTTGTAGTTGTTGTAGTTGTTGTTGTTGTTGCGTTGGGGGGACCGTATAGGAATTGGATGCCTGCTATGTCGTCAGGACCTATACCGTTCAAGAAGTCGAGGTGGTAGGGAAACATGATATCAACTAGTGTCGTATTAGGATTGTGGCCCAGACCGAGCGTATGTCCAAACTCGTGAACCAACACCCTGAAAAGGAAATTCTCATCAGTCCAATTCTCTGCAATGTCAAGGTGAACACGGCCATCAGGGGGGTAGAAGGCGTGGGCGAGTGTGCAACCGCTGCCGTCAAAAGGATGTGAGACTGAGTGTGTGTCCATCTGGAATGATATCGTGATGTCCGCGTCGCTAACGGTCGACACCTCTGTGAAGCTGAGCGGTGTGTACTGCCCCCACTCATATAGGGCTCGATGGATTGTATTACGCATCACATTCTGATCAACTAGACCTGTCTGGTTACTTTGGTAGTGTGTCGTGTTGAGGTAGATCCAATTAAGGTTGTTTTGGGGTAATCTGGCTGCTTGAATTGAGTAAGAGGCAGGACCTATCTTTTTTTTAATGCACCCGCTGTGCTATTAGCGGGTGCTGTGGTGTTGCTCGAGCCTGTGTCATCTGTGTCGTAGTCGTCGAAGCTACTGAACCCGTCATCGAAGGGTTCGTCCACGTAGTCGGGGGTGCCGCATGTGACGGGGAACACGATCCTGATGACGGGGGTGTCGATGATGCCGGTCTGGGGTAGTTCGTTGGCGCGCTGGAATTTGCGGAGAGCGTTACTCNGCCTGCGTTTGAGGCGCATCATCCTGACGGCCTGGGTCGGGTTCAGGACGGTCAGTTTGTTCAATCTATTCCATTTGGTCAGGTATCGGGGTCTTAGGAAGTTGGTATTAATCAGGTGCTCAATCACACCCCTCTCAATGAAAATGTCGGCATCGGTGATGGGTTGAGAGCTGACTGTGATGTTCTGGTTGTATGTGACCTCTGTTTGAGTCGGATATCGGTACGGGACCGTGAATGGAGCAGCATATGAGCTACCAAAAAAGCTGCCTACAATGAAGTAGAACAAAGATAAAAGTGAGAAATATCGCATGTTTTATCTCTGTTTCAAACACATAGATCCTATTTGATCTTTAAAGATAACTAGCTAAAAATAAGCTTGTAACTTTAAAAATGACATACGTGGGACCATTTACTCAGGCTACGTTGATGTATGAGCCGGATGAGGCCTCCCCGAAAGGCGAGGTCGCCACGCCGGGTACCATACTGGACTACGTGGCTAAGAACTTACCTCATTTCCTCCCCATCATCAAGAAAGCGGGGCAGTTGCCCTTCTACAACGCGACCGAACGCCGCTACACTCTGTTTGTACCCAAGCGGCTCCCCCCTGACTTCCCTATGCTGGACCCCAACACGGCCATCCGGATCTTGAAGATGTCCACCGTGCCGGGCGTGATCACAACGGGGATGCTGTCAAACAACCAGATCGTGTACCCCCTCGACCATCCCAAGAACAATCTTGGAATCACCAAATATAATGATGGGGAGATCAGAGTGAGAGATCACACACTTATCGAGGGTGACATCATGTGCAAGAACGGGATCATCCACCTCCTCGATGGCGTGCTTTGGCCAACTTATTGAGTACTAGCAATTTGACTAGGGTTACTATAATAGCTGATTTTATACTTAAAGAATAAGACTTAGATAGTAAAGTGAAAATGAACTCTAACTCAAGCAGCAAATCAAGCAACGACTCGAGTTGCCTTAACCCGTCTTTTCAGAGTGCGTTCGGCATGCCGATCGGGCCGAAGATTGAGGATAACGGCTCCAAGTGGGGTAGCTACGTTCAGAGGAACTTCGACGGCTCCTTTCCATTTGATGAGAAGATGCAGAAGGAGCGTCCAGACGACTGGATGCAGATGATCAGGGAGCGCGTGAGCATCTTTGACGCGTCAAACAGGCCCCACCACGTTCCTAAGATATACGGGCAAGGTAGGACCAAGCCCAAGAACTAAGCGGTGTGCGTAAGTTATCTACCCAGTTAAAATGGTCATCCAAAACGTAGCAAAGTTTGCATTTGGCTTTGTGATAGGCATGGTGGTCGAGTGGGTCGGCATCTATGTCTACAAGCAGATAGATCCAGAGGAGGAGAGCAACGTCAAGCTCGTAGCCCTGGTGTTGATGCAGCTCATAGTCCTGTTCACGATGATGGAAAAGTTCAGCCTCGTCGACGACTTTTACACACGTGTGGGAATGTTTTCGTCTCAGGTGTTTGTGTTCGACTATGCACTCAAAAGATTATACCCCTTCAGAAATTATCTGAAGCGACCGAGTAAACACTTTTCTTAGGATATTTTAAGGTCAATTACCCTAAGGGGTAACTGATAATATAGCGCTATAAAGGGTTAACAAAAACCACAACAGGTTCAAAAATGGGAGAATTACTGATAGAACGTATTCCTATTGAAGACTATGAACGCGTATTGCCTCAGAAGAGCTTTCCACGCATGCCAATACTATACCTAGAGCTCTTAGAAAACAAAACCAAGGTACGCAAGGACTTGCTCAACAAGCTCCACAAGCCCCCACCACCCAAACCTGAACCTGAGCCCGAGCCTACGCGGGACACATCGTTCGAACAGTTCCAATCATCTCACGCAGAGGAACAGGTTGTTGACAGCAGTGGTGCGGGCGATGGAGAAGGAGACGAGGACTCAGGAGAGAAGATCATCGAAGATCAACTCAACACGCTCTTGGGCGAGGACAAGTCGCAAGCGGCGTCGGCCCCTGAACCTCCAACCCTTCAAGAGTTACAACAGAAGAAGAAGGTAACCATCAATAACTCGTACAACTACGTGGAGGAAGACGAGGAGACGCAGAAAGAGAGGAATACTGTTTACTTCAAATATGAGGTTCTGAGGCGCATGCATCCCAACGCCAGCATCCCTGAGTTCACGCTATACTCTGACCCCAAGCTCATGTCCCAGAAGTATGAGATGCTCACCAAGAAGCTATCCCTTGACTCTTCCGTAGAGAACTGGAAGCGATACATGATCGTCTTCGTCATGGGGTGTGAAGTGGCCCTTGGCAAGGTCAACTTTGACATGGAAGGCTTCGCGCAGCAACAGATCATGTCAATGAAAACATACGATCAGCTGCTCGTGGAGATGGCCGAGAAGAGCTACATGCCGTCAGGAAGCAAGTGGTCCCCAGAGATCAGGCTCTTCATGATGCTCACTATGAACGTTGTCCTCTTCGTCGTAAGCAAGATGATCTTCAAGAAGACCGGAACAAACCTCCTGGGCACCATCAACAGCATGACCAACACGGCAGAGCGCAGCATGAAGGAACCAACCATGAGTGCCGGTGCATCAACTGAGATGTAAAAGAATATGAAGATTTATGCCCAAAATTACCTCTATTAGTAAGACATGAAGAGTGGCTATGTATATGCTATCAGTACAGATTTGTACAAGGAGAAGGATATATACAAGATAGGCTTCACGGACAACCTTGAACGGCGCATGAAGCAGTTCAACAACACCAGGACATACGATGACCAGTTCTACATCGTCAACTGTTGGAAAACGGTGAACTACATGAACCTCGAGACGCTCATCCATCGGGCTCTGGCAGACCATCACGTCAAGAACGAGCTCTTCCAGTGTCCGCTAGACAAGATCAACGACACGGTCAGACAGATATTCAAAAATGACTCGTTCTTCATTCACTATGATCTCATCATTGAAGAAGCAGAGCGGTACAAGCTCAAGTGGCACTACAAATACAAATACTTCTCAATAGAATCGGGCGGTATAGAGATCGTGATGAACGACAAGAGTATCGTGGACGAAGTGAAGAAGTGGATATCGGTTAACGATAAGTACAACCTCTACCGGTTCATAAGCTCGTCCTACTTTAACGACCTGGTGGGGTTCCTGAAAGACCGTTACGGGGTTGAAGATGTGGACGAGTTGGCGACATGCATGGAGGATATGACGATGAGTGAGACCGTTGTGAAGTGTGACGCGCTAGACATAGGTATGAGCACCCTCAGAATAGATGATGCTTAACGAACGAAGGCGACCAAAGGTCCATGATATGGATAGATTTCATAGTTATAACCACNNGTGGTTATAACCTACCTAATAATTAGTAAGAAACGGATCTATCTTTTTTCATGTTCATTAGATCTATCCCTGTCTTGATGATCGTACTCATCACATTCAACAGGGCTTCTTGTATGGCCTGGATCGTTTGCTGTTCCTTGCATGGCATAATAACAACCATGTTCTGGGATTGTTGTTGTAGCTCTTTCATTAGAGGTGTATTCATGAATTTGGTTACATTTGAGATATTGTATGATCGTGTCGAGATGACTTTGATGATGCCATGGTATGTGAAGTAGGCAACTCTGGTACTGCCCTCTGTGTAGAACACTTCATAAAATGAGCTCTCCAGTAACTTACTTATATTCTTCTCTAATGATGGCATATCAAACAGGCGAGCTACATCTTTGCATTTGAAACGGATACCTTCTCTAGTTAGTTCTCCTCTGACCTCCACCTCCATTTCATGTACGTCTCCAGTCAGCAAAGGAGGTAGAGGTTTGTATTTGTATCCATCTTGGTTATCTGTGAACTTGGGTAAGTTGTTTTCTGCCCATTCCTGAGATATGAGGACTCTGGCTTTTCTGTTTTCAGGAATTGCTGGAGACCATGCATCGGTTCGTTTATTGTACGCGGCGAACCAGTATTTGTCTTGAGGTATGTCTTTCTTTTGCATCGCTTTCCTTGGTTCACTTATGCATCCTGTGAAGAACGCCCTGTCATATTTGATAAGATCGTTGAGTATGTATGTATTATGTGAAACATGATTAGTTTAGGTACTTCATCACACTGTCCTTCATTTAGACCTGCCATTTTACTTTTTACTTTGGACATGCGAAATTTTAGATAAATTCAAATTTTTTCATCTGATACAGATGCCAGTGCGTAGGTCGGTCATGTTCTATGAACATTACCGAAGAGTAAAATACCCGTGAAACTGGAGTTATTTTTAGGTATGATTATGTATCTATAGTCCCTAAAGGATGCATTAAAGCTTTCCTCAGTCAGTAAAAATGAAGATAAATGGTAAGAACTTCAAGGTATATTTATGTGACACGGTGGATACCATCAAGGCTCGTATAGCCGTATCTATGCAAACGCTATCAGAGTACCTCGTGTTTGAGCCCGAGCTCGAGAGCCCGACGCAGACCGGCGACCTGACAGTGACCAACGTCCTCACACCTATCCTGAAAGCTACCAATCGTAAGTTCCCCGAGGACCAGCTCGACTTTAGCAAGATAGATCGAGCTGAGGCCGAGAGGATCTTTGTGGTGACGCATACTATAGGCGATGACGCTGTTATGCAAACCGACGAATCCAACGCCGAGACGCTTATGACCTTCGTCATCAAAGGACTCACCGCCCTGGGCGTCGGTGCGATCTGGAAGGAAAGGCACGACATCAAGAAGAAAATGAGGGACAAGATAGCCAAACTCCGTGAAGTGGTAGACGCTACAAAGCAGGCCTTTGAGGAGTTTGAGAACATACCCTCCATCAGGACTGTTGAGTACGAGGTCTCTATGGTCCAGTTCAACATCCGCTTCCCCCAACGAGACCCTATCACCGTATCTGAACTCTTCAATACCCTCTCAGTCACCAAGATGGCCCCGTACGCTACCACAGGCATCGCCACAGATGCCGGGCCGTTCTACAAGGTCTTCCACGATTTCGCCCCAAACCCAGATTGGCTAGAATTGGAGACGCCCAACGTGATCTTGGTCAAGGTAAACGGGGAGGTGACCGCAGATCTGAGGCAGCTCAAGAACCAATACAAAAAGTATACAGACGCCGCTTTCACGGTCATCAACAAAGATGGTCGCAGCGAGGTCGTGGCCACTCTCAGTATGAACGTAGGTCACCGAAACGTATCGCGAGACGACTTCATTGACAGGGCGCTGGACATCTTCCCAAGCGACCTCCGGTCGGGTAGCCTCCGTAGAGATATGATCGTGCGCGTCGACGAGCTCTTCACGGGGGGGTACATAGCGTACCCTTTCCAGACGATCCTCATTCCCATCTGGGCGGAGATGTGCATGAACAACCCTTTCTTCAACAAGATCGTATCCCTCAACGAGTCAATCAGGGCGTCCAAGATCAAGACGAACGCGTACATGCACATCCTCAACACCTCAGACATTCTGAGTGTCAATATGAGGGAGACCGACAAGGCCAACATATACGGGATGGAAGACGAGGGCAGTACCTTCATTAGGGCTAGGGTGAAGGCCAAGACTATTGCGGACTCGCTCAAGTATCAAAAGATCTTGGGGAGGCTCTTCACCCTCTACAACAACGAGAGGGACCTCATTCTGACCGAATACAGGAAGTACCTGGGATCCAAATTCCTCAAGGATGATGAGGCCAAACTGGTCATGAGGCCCAGGAAACTGGAGAAGCTTGAACTGAGGGCCATCGCGCCTGACATCTTTCTACCCACGTACTCAAGGAAATGCCTCAAACGACCCAACATCATCACCAAGGATCAAGCCGTGCAATACAGGCAAACTAAAGAGAAGCAGGTCATGGAGTTCCCCGCCTACGGAGAGAGCACCAAGCGTTATTACGTTTGCGATCACACCACCCATCCATATCCAGGCCTGAGGGACAACACGCTTGAAAATAAGAAGAGATTCCCATACTTACCTTGCTGCTACACGAAAGACCAAAACAGGGAAGGCACCAAATTTAAACACTATTTCGGCCAAGGGGGGGTGAAGGACAAGAACAGCGCAACGCAGGACATCTTCATCTCAGGTAAGACGCTTCCACCGGGGTTGCCAGGCACGCTCCCAAACAACATCAAGGAGCTCTTTTCCCTGATTGAGCCTAATCCCGAATACCAGTTCATCAGGGTGGGGTCCAACATCACCAAGAGCTCGTTCCTAGAGTGCGTCATGTTGGCCCTCGATATCAACGACATCCAGTTCCTCAAGGTGGAGAACCGTGTGCCCGTGGTGGAGCGCATGAGGAAGGAGATCGCGACAGAGACGAACGCCATGGCGGCCATGCAGGAATTCTATGACGAACCCATGTCTACCATCATGGACAAGTTCCGCAACTCAAGCTTTAACGCCCTCGAGTTTGCGCACGTCCTCGAACTGGTCTTCAATTGTAACATCTTCGTCTTGTCAGCCAGCGACAAGGACCCGAGCGGCACCATGCACATCCTCCGTCACGCCCAGGCCTATTACAAGATGCAGCCTACACACACACGCAGGACCGTCTTCATCTACCAGCACGACATCAACACCAGCGACTCCGAGGTCTCAGAGATCCAATGCGAGCTCATCACCAGGACCAAGACGTCCGATACGAAGACCTTAGATAATATGAAAACATCGTTTCCTTACTCGGATCCTGTGGTTGAAAAGATGTGGCAGGTCTTCAGGAACCTCAATAGGTCTTTCAGTCACAACACCATGTTGCCGTCAATCGCCATACCAAGACTTCACGTGCAGTCTCAGGTCATCGACATCTACGGTAAGTGCAGAGTGGTCAACATCGACTTCAAGGGTGATATAGTCACTATGGTATCAGAACCGCTTCCTCCCTACAACGCCGACAGGGCCACGCGAGTATTCAGACCGTCACTATCCGTTCTAAGGGATTTTGGTAAGTACTATAAGATAGTGTTCACAAAACAACGCGTCAGGGCCGACCGGGTACGTGAGGTTGAGGCGACGATGAGTAAGGGAAACCTGAACGTCACGTTCCTCTGCGACGATACGAACAGACTGGATGGTGTGCTGGCTGTGGATGACCCCGAGAAGTATGATGATCTCATGAAGCCAACGAATACGATCGTGTCCAAATTCAGCCACAACAAGAAGATAGCCAAGATCATCTACCAATACGGTCTGTTCTTCATGTCGCGATTCATGCACGCGAAGGGTTACACGACCAAGCCGCTGAACGAGCAACAACTCGTTCAATTCATCAATGAGCACACAGTCATTAAGCCTGACAAAGTGTTCATGAGCAGGAACCTGTCATCCAAGTACTCGCTAGATTCGCAGTTTGTGGACGGACGGAGTAAGGTAATCACTACCTCCAGGGAGATGGTTATGAGGCTGATGTACATGTTGAGGTTGTACCAGAACACCCACTTTGATGAGCTAATCGCGTACAAGGACAAAGTGAACATAGAGGGTTTTTACGACGAGATTTCGGACTTTGACGAGATGTCTTCTCAGTTTATATTGGACAGCCCTGAAGCCGTGACGGGGCTGATCGAGAGCTACAAGACCAACAACACTGTGACCAAGAACGTGAGGGTAGATCACCCGCAGCCGTACTTCATGTACAACACCGCGATTGGAGATCAGATTTATCTTGCTCAGAACGTGACACCTGAGGAAGAATTCAATGAGGATGAAAAGGTGGAGAGGATTATAATTAAGTCTGGTCTTGATGTGGCGTCTGAGCTGGTTAAATTCTGGGACAAGTATGGATACAATGCGTACATGATTCCAGATATTGACATAGCGGCGAACGAAGGCGACGCAGCGGTGGATGTGTATTCGTATACGAATACAGAGGAGGTGGTCAACCTAACTAAGTATAGGAATTCTGTACCTGGGATGGTGTTGGGGTACCTGATCAATGGAGAGGCGATGTATACAGCATTGATGCCTCTAGCGACCTAGCGACCTTGCCGAGCGGAGCTGTGGGGCTAGCGACCGAAGGTCGCCGGCGGGCTTGCGGGGCTCTGCCCCGCCTTCCGTCGCCCGTCCGCTATGAATTATATTGAGGTGAATAAAATGAAAAGGTGGTTAATTATTCTTACCATTGTATTTACATTTATTGGTATTGTTATGGTCTATTTTGACTGGGATAGAACCATCCGATTGGGTATGTCATCCATGAACGACCTCATCAACATGTACAGCATGAAGCCCAAGAGTGAGGCCAGGCGAGTCGTGGCGGTCATAGACTGCGACGAAGGTGTGAACAACGGAGCCGTGTGTAACAAGACGCTCAAGTCGATCTTGGACCAGAGCATCCGCCTTCACGACATAGCTGTACAGACCAACACACCCAGAAAGATAGACCAAGATCTTCTGAAGGTGGTGTCTATTCACAAACCCGGCACAGAGCTAGTGCGTGAGATGGAACGTGATACCATCGTCCTCAAACTCAAGAACGGTCAGGAATATCCATTTGACTACGTTGAAAACCAACTCGAACTGAAGGGCTACTAGCGGCGAACGAAGGCGGGGCGGAGCCCCGCCCTGCGACCGAGCGGCTCCGCCGCCGGCCGAGCGAAGCTCGGTAAGGTCGCTCGGTAGCCTCAATAAGTCTTCTTTTTCATTACCTCGTGAGGTACTGAACATGTTAGAAGGTTGGTGTGAACTTCCAGCCAAGCTTATCAAAGAGGTTCTTGCATATGGTGTCGTGAAAGAGCTTCCTATCCACGGTCTTGAGGATGGTGAAGTTCCCGATATTGCATGGGTGTCCATGCTTTCTCAATAGCTGGAAGAGGAGGTACTGGACGTTCATGAAGTTCTTGCGGTCCAGCTCTTCAGGTTTGTCCTTGCCATGTATCTCGTCATACAGGGACACGAGCTCCTTGAAGTCGTCTACAAGCTTGTCCTCGATGTGACTGATGTCGTCAACCCGTTTACTGGTCAATGTGAAGTAGATGAGGTTGACGTTCTCGTAGTGTTTGGTATACTTCAATTCTTTGAGGAACATTATGATGTGGTTACGTGTTATCTTTGAATACCTGATGTGGTTGGGGAGCTCTGTTCCAGTGGCGTTCGCTGTGTTTGTGATGAGTAGTCTATAGGCTATGAACTTACCGTCAAGGTCTTGATAGAGTTTGTCTGGGATCTTGCAGTTCTGTTTACCTTGGTATTGTTTGATACAGTCCTGAAAGTGAAGGACCCTGTTGTAGATGAACTTGCCTACAATGTTGACGCGGGTGTAGTCCTTGTGGGTGATGCCGGTCTCGATTGCGTACTGTTGCGTGGAGCAATTGAGGCAGGTCTTCCTATTGAAGTCATCTATCTCAAATCGGTCTTCGTCCGTGTTCTCGCATGACGGACAGTACGAAGACAGGTCTATATTATCTACCTTCTCAGGGTTGTCCGGTATATCGAGGTCGCTCCAATCCTTGGACTTCGCCACCTGTCTGACTATGTCTAGGAAGCCGATGATGAGTTCGTTCTTCCTTCTGAGGATGGGTAGGTTGTCTTCCTTGATGTGGGATATGGGCTTCTTTAATATTGATGTGTATTCGTCAATGAGTGTATGGGTACGCGCAAAGAAGAGCGCACGTGAAGTCTTTTTCTCATGGAGGATGGCCGTCTTCATGGTTTGCAGTTCGCTGTAGACGCTGGGGTCCAGGTGGTGTGAGGTGTCTTGTAGGAGGGTGTCCAGGAGTTGTATCTTCTCCTCGTTGACGGTCTCTTCCTTCTCCATTCGCTTCAGGACGGCGGAGTTGAGGGACAAGATATTTATTGACATCTTTTCATAACCATGAGCCGCTGTTTATCTCATTACAAGATCTGTATGATGTCACTAGCGCCAGTCCCAGAGCCATGATGGACCTAGTCATCTGATACGATCCTGATTCTGTTACCCCGATAGGTAATAGATGTTATGGTATGGCCTGCCAAAGGTCGCTGTCTAGTTGGTACGTTGCCTGCATGTATTGCAGTATATGTGGTTACGCTGCATCATCTTTTCACGTTCCAGTTCACCACATCGTGCCTGTAGCTGGGTCTTCTCATTGTTGAGCTCTCTGGATATGTTCTCAGCCCGTGTCAAATCTCCCCGGAGTCTATCACGGTCATTCTCAACTACAGCCATACGTCTTTCCAAGTAAGATATTTTGAACTCAGTTCCTGATTCTGTTACCTGCTAGGTAATAGATGTTTATGGTGGCGAGCGGCGAACGAAGGCGGGGCTAGCGACCTTCGGTCGCCGGCGGGCTTGCGGGGCTCTGCCCCGCCTTCCGTCGCCCGTCCGCCGCAAGCCGCAG